CACTCATTTTACTGACCGGTGAGCCGTTGTGTTTTCTGCCATCGCGTGCTTTAATCGTCTTTGCCATCTCTGCTCTCTCCTAAAGAGTGGTGACTGGAAGCGGTACTGCCAGTGTTGACGCACTGGTGGTGCCCATTCTATTGCAGCCGCCGCAAACTGCAACGCGATTCGGCACAAACGAAGCGACCTCGGACCGATCGGTCCGAGGTCTCCCAGTGCTTCGTTTTTGCGGTCCCTGTTTATCCGGGACCGCTGCCGTAACATGACGATGCGTGGAATTTCAGAATGCTTTCACTTGACATCCGCCTTCGAATTTGAAAACCTGGAAATAGGAGGTGATTCGATGGCTGGTAAGATTTCCCTGTTTCTGATCGTCGGTTTTCTGTTGTGCGGATTCGGGTACGCTGCTGGCAAATTGCAGACTCGCAATGCTCTGCTGCCGTTCAAGGTTGTGCATGTAGCCCGAGAAAGTGACCCAGAGCGAAGCACTCTGTCAGGCCTTAAATCTCCTTATACGGTCCTGTCGCATGAGGTTCGCGTCAACATGACATTGCCAGGTGAACTTGGTGCGACTGGCGATATTGTCTTCCTTCCTGATCCGCGTCAGAGTTCATTTTCCAGCAACTGACCGTACGCATAGACCATGTCACCATGCAGCCAAGAATAGAGCGGATTAACAACTGTTGCCCCGCCGCTCAACGCTGTCCCAAATGGCCTTGACCAAATTAGCGAACCGTCCGTTAAATCAAATGCAGCAATCCCAGCTGGATCTGTAAACGATTCGGTGTTTTGTGTTTCAATTGTGATGTTTCCGCCGAGCCCGATATACGCGGCTGGAATGAATCCATAGATGCTAGCCGATGGCCCATTGGCCGCACGAAACAGGATTTTGAGATTCTTTTCGATCTGCGAAACGTAGGCATTGTCGATGTAGTTCGGCTCACCGAATGGCCATATTTGAGCGTTCGAGCCAGCTCCCGCAGTGTTCTCCCCAAACTGTGCAAGAATAGCCGTCTGGATTTCTGAAGCAGAAGCGTCCCAATCAATCCACGCTGTCGTGATTGTTGGGGCATCAGTGTTGACGGCTCCGCGAAAAACAAACCTGAACTGAGTCGTGCCACCGAGTCTTGAGCCCGACCGGAGATAGAAACCCCATGACCATTGCTCCGCCACGCCAGAGATTGTGAACGAAGTCGGCCGGTCATAATAAAATTGACCAATACCTCCAGCAGTTGCGTAGACCTGCGTTGCGTCCGCACCAAACGCTGCTCCCCCAAGAAGCAGCGGCGTTCCATCGCAATCCGTTTCGCTTCCGAATGCGTTGAACTTGAATCGTGCGTTGCCGTTGTCAAACGTCACGTCATAATCGAACGTGAGAACACTGGCTGCATCACCGTCGTAAAGCAGTGCCGTAGAATAGTTGTCATTGTCCGTGGATGATGTGCTGATTTCATCGCACAAAAATGGTGTCACTGCGCTGTCAGCGACCGCCATGATTCCAGCAGTGGCCGGCCCGTCGCCGTCAAAATCTTTATAGGCAATCGGGCACACGATGCTTCCAGATTCGCACTGAATTATGTCCGGAATCAAGAGCGTAGAATTGCAATACCGCTGCCAATCAAACGTCCATGCGCCGCTGGCTATGTCCCATTTTTCGACGGCACTTGCCTTTGTGATGTCGCCGAAAGAGCGGGTGAGTGGTACTGCCACAATTGCATTATCTGGCCCTGCTCCGATGGCGCGAATGCCCAACACAGCAAGCCCTGTGAACGTTGGAATCGCGGCGGTCTCGGAAAACATTTTTGTGGCCACTTTTCCCGGGGCCATTCCAAACACGTATCCGACCGCAGAAGTCATTACACCAGTGCCAGTATCGTAGGCCACGGCACACGCACCCGCTCTTCTTGTGTCCGTTATGCCACTGATATTCGTGGCATCGACTGTGAGAAACCTCGCATCGCTTCCATACTCAACAGTGAATACGTTACTCACACTATCAACGAGAACGACAAACCCCCAGTTTGCTTCACCTGCATGCGATGCCCGATACGCCTCAAATGCGATTTCCAGAGCGGCAATGAAAGCGATTGCGTCTTCCGTTGTGGAGACATAGGTGAAAGTGGTGCTCGGGTCCAGCGGTCCAGTGCCGTCGAACTGAAACTCAAACGTGGCTCCTACGGTGATCGATGTGACTGTCAGCGTCATTGTGTACGAGTCATCGCCACCGTTATAGACGTTTCCCCAGCTGTAGATCGTTTCTGGACCTTCGGCGCTGTACGTGGCTGTCGCTGATATTGCGGAAATGTCTCCGGACGATGCGGACCACTCCACCTCAATTTCAATCGGACTGAGCGGCCACGGGCCACCTGTCGCTGTCGCTGATATGCAGTCCGCTGTGGCTTCAAAAAGTGCTTCGACTGCTGCTGCGTTTGAGTCGTATGGAATCGTGATTGTTTCTGAACTTGTCCGCGTCTTCAGATAAACGTTTCCGGACTGCTGCCCGTGCGCGTGCAAAATGTATTCTTTAGTCGCTCCGTTCGACGCGAACCCAACAAACTCAATGAACGGGATTCGATCACCCACTATCACATAATCCCCGCCAGACAATGCAGCGGCGTTGCGAATCGATTGACCATTCACGAGACCAACAGAAACGTCTGTTATCGTGTCGCAGAAAATCCCCGTCAGCCCCGCAGACTCAATTACAGTGCCGTCAAGCGAATTCAGTTTCACCACTGACAAAGGTTCACAGACGTTAGCCGTGAGCGTTGCGGTGTTTCGATTTCCACAGGCCGCGTAATTGGGATACAACCCCGCGGCGATTGCGTATTTGTTCAACGTCGCCGACAAGTTCGGCACTATTCCTGAAATTGCGTCTACTCCGTAGTGATGCCGCCAAAGTGAGCCGGGCCCATATTCCCAGATCGTTGTGCCGTCTGTCTTGTCGATGCCTTTGATTGTTACGGCCTCAATATGCCCAATACAACAACCGCAGGAAATTTGCATTAGCATAATCGCACTCCGACCGTCACGGAACCTGAATTCCGGTTGGTGACACCGAAAGGTTGAGTTGAGTGGATGTCGCCGCGACTCCCAATCGCGTTATGTAATCACCTGTGGTCTTGTCTGCGTTTGGCATTATTCCGCCAGATGTCCGCGACACAAGGTAAGTCTCTCCGACCGTCATCGTTGTTCCGACCAAAATAACTGGGCCACTTGTCGCGATAATCCCGTAACCATCGGCAACCCCTGGAGTTATTGCGATTCCCTCGCCAGCTGCCAACGTTGATGAAGCGTTAGCGTCCGCCAGCACATATTTGCCAGCGCTTTTCACAACCGATTGGCCAACGGAGATTGTAGCACCATATTGAACGATCTTTGTTTTTGTCGATGCCGTTGGGCGGACTGCTGTGATGCTGCTGAGGTCGGCCATGTTTTGTTTTCCTTTATCTCGATGCCATTGGTTCACAATCACCAAAGAAGTGCCAGTGCCCGTCAATGTTGCGAATTACTCCGAACGTGTTTGCGGCGTGGCTTGTATGCTCTGAGTGATTCCAAACTGTTAGTTGCAGCGATGTCTCGACATATTCCTCATCGACCGTCGACCATCTACAAACCGTTGCAAGACAACTCGACGCACCTGTCAAAGAATGCGTTGCTGCTGGCAGGTCATCGTCAAGAATAACGGCATGTTCCGAAAATGCTGACGGCCTTTTTTTTGAGGCAGCCTCGACAACTTCCGCCGACATCCGTTTTCTCTGTCGATCACTTCTGATGACATCGCGGAGCTGTGCATCATATTCCGGGCCGATCAGTCCTCCGCTCATTATGGCCCTGCCCACGAAGTCACGCCCGGCAGGTCTGTGAAATCGCCTTCTTCGTATTTGTCGATCTCAAGGTAAATCACGTTGTCTGGAGTCGGCACGTCAATCTTCACCCCGGCCTCATCCAATGGGGCTGGCTCTGATGGTTCGCTTCCATCTTCAGCAAGAATGGCCCTCAGCTCTCCTGCGTACTTTTCGCGGAATCCTGCATTGAGCGGCCGCCCTTGATGCTTGTCGCGCTCATCAACGAGCAACTCATACGAAAACTCGAAATACTCCGTGTCGTTTCTGCGTTTTACTTCGCTCAGAAAGTTGCTTGGAAACATCACACGAGCCATATTCGTGTCGATGTACCAATTCCCGACCTGAATCGGAGCCGCGTTGACGCGATTTCGCAGGGCAAGCACGAGCAATTCGACACCGGAATCAATCGCCACGTTGACAGTGACACTGATTCCAATCGTGTTTTCTTCGATTGACTGTGCGACTGGATCCCCAGCCTTGTTCAGAATTGGCTTGTCGTCACGATCTCGAGTGATCGCCTTCTCTCGCGTTCCTCCAATTGGCTTAATAATTGGTAGGTCATTTGTTGGGTCTTCGTCGGTGGCCTGCGTGTCGTTCTTCGCTGCTTCGTCGCTCCAGTCCGTCTTGTAAAGGTAAACCCCGCCTTCAATCTGATTGCAGGAGACACCTCGACAGCTCACGAGTGGCCAAAGCGAATTATACGCTGAATAGTTTGTGCCTTCGATTGGGAGGCCAGCAAACAAGCCTGCAATCTGCGATGGGGCCATGTCTGCAACTGTCGCTGAAATGGTCGTCTTCAGCGTCCACTCCATTGTGGCTGTGAACACGCCTTTCTTTTTTTCTTCGTCCCATTTCGTAAGCGTTGAGCTGATTGCAGTCGCTGCCATTACACCGCCCCCAGAACCATCGGTGATGGCTTATTGGCGATTTTCGCCAGATGTTTGTTGGTCATCTTTTGCTCAATCAACTGCTTCTCTGGCGTCTTGTCTTTCTGGCCAGCAAAAATCGCATCAAGTGCAGCCTGCGATCCCTTCTCCAGATTGCTGACTAAAAAGCTCGTTCGCTTGTTTCCAGCCGCGGCATCGCCTTCAGTGTTCATTGCACCTGACGCCAAATTTGGGTCAATGGCCGGAAGCTCCGGAGCGGCAATGTTCAGTGCTGCTTGTGCTTCCAGTTCGAGTGCGTCAAAACTGTCTGCCAGCTGCGTCCCGAGAGCTTCTGTCTGAGTCTGCAGGCTCTGCTCAAGTTCGGTGAGCACACGCTCTGGAATGTCAGGCAAGGCCGCAACAGTCGATTCAAACCCGGTCAGCAACGGAGTCCATGCCAGCTCCAGATCAGCAGTCCCACCTGACTTAATGAATTCCCAGATTGCCGTCATTGCGTTGGCAATGTTCGTCGCGAGGTTTGTAAAGATTGTTGCCGTCGCGGATGCGATGTCGCTGAAAACGTTGGTCCAGTTTTCTCCAAACCATGTGAGATAAGCTGGCATCTTGTCGGTGAGCCAGTACGCAATGTCGTTAAACATCGTCACGGCACCGAGCGCGATGTTCATCCAGACGAATTGAGTGATTGGAAGCAGGTTTTCAAAATACCAGCGAAACTTCGTGACCCAAGACATTGTTGCCGCCAGCATACTGCTGAACGTCGCTGTTGATGCTCCAAATATGCCAGTAAACGCAGCTGATGCGACCGACCACATGCCAACAAACGCGGCCCGGATCGTCATCATCACCTGCGTTGCGACCGGAGAAATCGCCAGCAACCAGCCCTTTGACTTTTCGCTAATCTCCAGCAGTCCAGTCAGGATGGGCTTAAACGCAGTCAAGCCAGCTCCGCCAATTCCTCCCAGTGCCTGCATGAAGTTGTTTTTGATTCGCGACAGCATTCCGGACGTGGTGTTTCCCATCGTCTCAAGTGAGCCGGCGTAGATTCCGTTTCCTTCTGTCAGATGAGCCAAAGCCGCATCCATTTCCGTGATGCCGATTTGACCGTCTGTTATCATCTTTGTCAGTGCTTCGCCGCTCTTGCCGGTTACCGCCGTCAATGCGTGGTAGATGTCAATTCCACGCTCTGCAAACTGGTTGATTTTATCCTGCTGGAAAGATCCACGATTCGCTCCTTGCTGATAAATGCGAGTCAGGTCTGATAGTTCTGTCGACGTTGCGGCTGCTATCGTCGCGAGTTGATCCGTCTTTCCAGCGAGATCCGCAGCAGCAACACCCGCTTTGAAAAGCAAACGCCCGGAGTTTAATACCTCCTCATTGTCGAACAGCCCGACGGATTTGGCCTGCTGCAAACTGGCAACAACGGCCTTGCCCTGTTCCATGTCCTTCAGCATCACGCCGAAAACAGCCTGATTCTTTTCGGTGGCCATTGCGGTGGTCGCTGCCATCGCAACTGACGCTGCACCAATCAATCCGATCGCATTCACGCCGAGCTTGACCGCCCCAGCGAGCCGCCCGCCAATTGAGCTTGCAACACTCATAGCGGCACTGCCAGCGGATCGTGCCAACGTGGCGAACCCTGATGCCGCCTGGCCTGCCATCTTTCCGGCAAACATGACAGCCTGCCCGGTCAGCATTGCCGCTGTGCGAAGTGCTCGCATTGGGCTTGTAATTGCAATGACAGGCAACGATAACGCCTGAAACGCTGTCGTGGCAATCTTGACGCTCGTCGCGATGCCTCGCATTGCAAATGCACCAACCTTGCCAGTTGCTCCAAGTGCAAGCAGCCCACCAACCAAAATTCGTAGCTTTAGCGGCAGCATTCCAAGCCATTGCGTCATGACTTTGAGTGTGCCAATGAACCCCTTGAACACGAACCACACTTTGAACACCGTAATGGCAACAGATGTCGCTGCGGAAAGCAGTGCTTTCATCGCACTAGCAACTGCCATTAGCCCGCCAAAAAGCCACTTCACAGGCAGTAATACCGTGTTCAGTGCGATTGTCAGTGCCCTAAATACAAGACCTGCTACCGCGCCGATTAACTTGATCGGAATTATCAGTACAGCGAACGCAGACGCCAGCAAATCTGCGAAAATCTGTGCGGCGTGAATAGAATGCACCAAGTGCAGCATTCCGGCAGACGCCGATCTGACGACGGAAGACAGAGCCCCAACCGTACCGCCAACGACGCGAGCTCCAGAAGCGATAGCCCGCATACTGAACGCTGATTGCTGTGTAACCGTGGAAAGTCGCTGAAGCACCGGAGCCGCAACGCCAGCTGCGCTGCCGATCGAAGTGATACCCGATGTCGCAGACGATGCTGATTTGTCGAGAACGCCAAACGCTGCTCCGGCCGCAGTCGCAACCGTGCTGGCTTTGGATAGCGATGATGCGACAAGATCCGCCGAGAATGCCGCCGACATCATAGACGTTTCGACAAGTTCCGCCCCTGCTGCGACAGAATCAAGCGTTGTGACGAGTTTTGTCGGCAGCGTGCTGGATGATGCCAACTGTGATGCCACGCCGTTTAGCGTGGCGTATGATGGCACCAAATTTGTGACATTAATCTGCACTTTGTCAAGTTCTGAAACCACCTGACGCAAGCCGCGAAGCGATTCTTCATAAGCGACCGACAACCCGAAGTCGAGATCGTCAAGATTGCCGCTCATGTTCCGCCTGCCATTCGTTGCTTGATTCTCTGCAGTATCTTTTGGGCCTCTGTCTGTTGTGGCCCGTCGTCAAACTTCAGCATGTACTTTTCAGGACTATGGTCTTCCGGGGCCTCGGTGACTGAGCAGGAAACTTGCCAATACGTTTGCATTGCCGCCCGCAGGTCATCACGTTTCGTTCCAAATGGCCTGATTCGGTACATCGCCAGCCAGCCGATTAGCTGGTCTTGCGTCAGCTCCTCCCGCAAGTGATCCGGGCTCAGCGACTTGTCACCACCGACACCACACAAGCAAAGTTCATACAAAACCTGTTCTGTGGTGTCCTCTCTCAGTTTTTTTCCGCGTTGTCCAGTTGCTCGTCAATCTGCTGTTGCGTCTTATTGTTTGCTCGGCCAATTGCTTCCATGAGATCGTTGAAGATTGGGGCACTGGCCTCAGACAACGCGACCGCGTCTTCTGCCGTAAACGCTGGCGTTCCATCCTCGTTGACAACCGATAGAGTGATCAGCTCAATTCTGGCCTTGTCGCCTTCCGGGTTGTCTTTTGTGGCTGGTTTGCTTAATCGCTTCAGCACTCCCATTGGAAGTTGTTTCACACGAACGGCAATTTCAGGATGATGCTTCAGCGTGATCGATTCAACTTTGCACGCGACGATCTGCCGTGCGTTGTGTGATCCAATGAAAACAGGTTCTGTCATGGGTTACCCGTTAAAAATGTTGCGGAGTCGTTCCAGTAATCGCCTTTTGGCAATTGGCCTTCTCGTTCTCCATTGTTTCTTAAACCAGTCATGGGTTGGCGTTTCCGTTCCCGGATAACGCTGAGGAAATCTAACGCTGATTCGCGCCCGTGCTGCATTGACTCGAGCACGAACAGCCTGTCGTGTTTTGATCCGATTTACAGGAACATCTGCCCGAATTTCGGAAGCCAGAAGCATCGCCTCGGCTTCGACTGCTTTGGCAATGTTTGCTTCGAGCGAATCAACATATTCTGCGAACCTCACGGCGTCGTTTCCGTGACTTCTCCAGACGTTGCCAGTTCTTCCGCCTTAGCCTTGAGTCCCTTGTGCGACTCAATCAGCCCCAACTCGACAGCGTAGGCTTTCTCCATTGCTGCCAGTTGCTTTTTGTCCTTTGCCGACAACTGATGCCCCTTGTCCGCTTGCTGGAGCAACTTAATGTCAGCCACGATTGCCTGTCGGCCTTCAGACCCGAGATGCTCCAGAACTCGCTTTGCACACTCCGCATCGTCAGGAAGTGCAACGCCCTTCACGACGAGCCGCCACGCGTCCGGGCAGTCAACAGGCTCCCCGGCTTTTAGCGTTAGGAATTCTGGCGTTTCGTATGCGTTGCCCGCCACAATCGCCGCCTTGCGTTCGGCGTGCGAAAACAGCGGGTTTCTGCATTGAGCATCTTGAGTTCTGATTGCCTTCATGATCAGCTTTCTGGCCAGTCGACTAGTTCGGTGATGTTGCCTTCGAGTTTGCCAGCGATCACGGATGCCGCTTTGATTGACACTGGAAACTTCGTGATGATGTATTTCACGCTGATCGTCTTCCCGGAGCCCCCGAGCTTTACCGCACCAACAACCTCCGTTCCGTTGTTGTAAGCTGTCACAACCTTTTGGTGTGTCGCATCGGTTGGGTCGTAGGCCAGAACGTCAGCACTCAGTGCCCCCATGCCACGAACACCAGTTGGAATCGGTGTTTCGTAAGTCATGTTGACACCAAGCAACGCATGGAGTTTGTTCTCGCCAAGATCAACCTCGATGTTGTCGAGGAATGGGATCTCAGTGAGCGTATTTGAAATTGTGATTTGCAGCTCTGTTGCCAGAGTCTTTTGTGCTGCTGCGGGCATTGAGATCCCCCTTTAGGATCCCCGGCATGGGCTATGTTTCGAACTAAACTCCATTGCCACGAAACAACGGGGGCCGCTGGCCAGCGGACACCCCGTCTCCCATGACGGAGACAAATCATTCCGCATATGGAATCTGTTTTCCGTGAAGGTCGTACAGATTCGAGTGCTGCTGTTCTTCAAACTTCCGGCGAACATTGAAAACGGTTGATCCGTAATCATCCGGCATAGCCGCGTAGACGTCGAAAATCTGATCCTTGATTCTCGCCTTCTTCCAGTCTCCGTAAGCGTCCGTGTCAACTTTCGCAAGCAGATCTGAAGTCCTTACAGACACACTCCCTTGTAGGTCAACAGTGCCTTCTCCAGACGGTATTTCGTCCAGATCATAAAAGCAGTTGAACCGCAGTTCATTGCCGTCGTCGTCGATGAAATCAACTTCGCGATCGAACTCACGCCTCAAGACGGGCATGGCATACGTTTTGAAAAATGATTCGAAACGTGATGCCATCAGCCACCACCCGGAGGAATGCACTTCGTCATTCTGAGCCCAAAATGAGCTTTTCCGGCCGCTGCCTTTTGTGACAGATGCCGGTCAGCCGCAATCATGTCCTGAACGCTCAACCGAGTAACAGAACGCCCGTTTTCGCTGGACTGCTGGACCATTCCCACCGCGACTGATTCAATCGCCTCGTCGATCGTTGTGATTGGCGTTTCTTCGGCCATTGAATCAGTCTCCAGGATTGTTCAGGCTGTCAGGCATCAGACGTATGGCTTGTGCAGGACGCGGCAAGTGCTGTTCGCTCCGCCAGCACCGTCATCAACAATAAACCCGAACAACGCGTTGTTCGTGCTCACCGTCGTGACCTTGTTGTTTGTGTCATCCCACCATACTTTGGCGTACGTGGCTGCGTTGTTCAGGTTCACAGCGTCATAGACACCGCCACCCGCTGCAATCGCGCCCAGAATTCCGCTTTCCGTGTCAACATGCACAACGCCGCAGGTCAGCCCTGTGGTGTTTCCAAGCAGAACAACATCACCGGCAGACACATTCGCTCCCGGGGTGTAATCGATCATCACTGGTTCGCCGTGGCGATATGTGACCTGTGCCATTGTTATTGAATCCTCATGCTGGATTTGAAACGAGAACTGGAGGCTTCACCACTGCGAGCGTTTTGTGTCTCGCGACGATTTCGCCACCATTGGAAATCAACTCATTGACCGCACGCGTCACGCCTTCATCGAAAGCTCTGTCGCCTTCGAACTCGTTCGGATGCGTTCGATAATCGTGGAAAGCAATCAGCCCGCCCGGTGCAAGCATCGGCAATGCTTTTTCAATGTCTGCGTGAACGGCTTCATATGAGTGATCGCCGTCAATAAAAATGAACTCATAAGCAGGCCCGGGAATGACTGCTTCCGGATGTACCAACGTCACCTTTGAATCAATGCCATACCGCTGGCAGTTCGACATGAATTCGGCAAACGTTCCTTCCGGAACTGGCGTTGCCCGGCCGTCGAAGTAGTCAATAGCCGTGACGCTCTTGGCGGTTCTTCCAATGCAGATCGTGGACAATCCGCAATAGGATCCAATCTCCAGCACTCGCTTACCATCGGCCAGCCGTGCCAATGCTCGGCCTTCTTCGGCGTGTAGCCAACCCTTTACGCCAGCCGGAAGAACAAACGGCAACTGGCTTTCAGTTACCATCGCCTCGTCAAACTTCTGACCCCATTGATTCTTGTTTGAAAAGTCCATTGAACCACGGTGCATCACGGCAACTTTTCGTGTCGCTCCGACTCGCAGCCCAAGTTCGTGACACAACCGAGAAAAGAACCAGTCTTCCGATTCAACTTCGTTCTCGTAACGGTCTGTGGCCGTGTTGAAAACGATTCGGTCATTGATTGTGAAATGAACTTTGCGGACCCAATCGGAATCAAAACGACAGACCCAGCATCCAGTGTTTAGCAGCAACGGGCCGCCGACATCTTCGCTTGTAAACGTTTCAGAAAGTGAATGCACTTCCTTCTGAGTCAGGCGAAACTTTGGCTTCCAGTTTGTATCGCCATCGACAGCGATCGACGTAACACCGCGCGTGTCTTTGATCGGAACGACAACGCCAAGAATATCGAGCTGCTTTTCTTCGAGTTCAGCGACGAGCGTATCGAGCCAGAAATCATCTGGCCCGATGTCGTCGTGAAGCATCGCAAAATACTTGATGTCACGGCCGCGATGTTTTTGAGTCAACGCAGAGCACCACAATCCGTTGAAGTTCGCCGCGAGCAATGAGCCCTGACGATATTCGACAGCCACGGAATCCATGTTCCGAGACGCACGCCATAGACCGCGACCTGCTGCCGCTGTCTGCTGGCCATATCCTGGCATTCCGAGAAAGATTGTAGGAGCTGCTTCGCTCATTACTTGCCCTTAACCGCTGACTCTGGAGCCTTGCCTTCAACCTTCTTGGCTTCGACCTTTTCAGGGTCCGCCGCAGGTACTGCAATGCGAGCGTCAATCAGCTCTTTTGCAATGGCATCATCAACGTCCCCTGTCTGACCTTCCATCAGCTTGCAGCCGAACTTTGCGGCTGCGTTTCGAAGCATCGTGATATTCATCTAGTCAACCCTGATTCTGAATGTGAAAGAGAAACCGACCGGGGCGGAAGTCCACCCCGGTCACGCTGCCACGCCGTGGCTATTAGCTCGCGCCGCCGTCTGCTCGGACACCGGCTCGGTATTCCTGCAGATTGACACCAACAGACGACTTGCCGCGCATCTGAATGCCCAGCACATTGAAGTCGGCATCTGCAGTTTCGACGACAGGCTCAACGCGGCCATTCAAAGCCGCGATTTCGATGACCGGCATGTCCATAGGATCTGCCAGCATGTACCAGGCAGCCGCTGAGTATCCGGTGTAAGCCGAATTGCTCATGTATGGCGATGATTCAACACGGAATCGACCAGCAAACACGTTGACATCCGGCTGGCCAGAAGTGTTGCCACTCTGTACGCGGCTCAGTGGATCGACCAGAGCGAGAGCCTTGTTCTTTAGTGCTGTTGGCACCAAAAGAATCTTGGCCATCAAACCCAGCGGCTTGCCGTCTGGATCCGTCTGGTTTGTGAAGATCGTCTCGGTAGCATCAAGCCCTCCGATTGTCATGTCTGCAACGCCTTCATTGACGTTAGTTCGCCCAGTTGTGAAGAACGCAGAGTTGTTGAGGAACTCGGTCCAGAACAAATCGTTGAGCTTCAGAGCTGCCCCACGTCCCAAACGCTGCGGAGTTGCTGTCAGTGCTCCAAGGTCATCATTGACGATGTCCTTTTCCGTGATTGCCAACATACGAGCGTAGATATCCGCTTGGTTCGTGTAGGACTGATTGCCCAACGTTCCATGCTTAATCTCGCCACCGGCTCCGAGTGCCTCGAACTGCAGATCGCCGGTCAATGACACGGTTGTGATCTGCTTGTAGTCGCGAACATTCTTGACCGGTGCAATGTTCAGCGGAGTCATGTCGACTGAATTCCAGCCAACCATCAGGAATTTGTTGGCGACGTTGCTCAGAATCGTGCTGATTGAGATCGTCGAAAACCCTGTGGCGTTGATCATGCGGCCCTGCATGTTAAACGCAGCCCGCTGAACGTCCATGTTGACTTCCGTGGCGTAGTTCGCTCGGTAGCCGTTTTGTTCAGCGGCCAGCAACAGGAGTTGCTTCAGACCGATGTTGCCACGGAACTGATCATGAGCCAGCTGCATAGTCTGGTCGTCAAACATCTTTTCATGACCCGGCATACGCCCAGCCTGACAGATTGCCGCTTCGATGATGCGATTGTTCAGCTTCTGATTTGAAGCCGCCGAAATCGGAGTGCGGCCTGCTGGCAACTGCGACTCGTAGAACTTCAGGCGGAACTCATTGACTTCCATTCCGGCCTCGATCGCGTGTTCGCTGAGCTTCTGGATTTCAATGATTTCATCAACCCCAGATCCGCGAATCTCAATCTGCTTGTCAGCAAATGCCTGAATTTCCTGACGTCGCTGAGCCTCAATTCTGCGAGCCTCGAACGGATCACCAGCAGTGATTTTTGCTGGCGTTCGCTTTCCTGCTCGGCCTGAGAAGTCAGCCTGCAGGTTAGCGAGTGCGGTTTCGCCAAGAGTGTCGGCATCGAGGCCCATCGCTTCGATCCATGCTTTGAACTTTGGTTCCATTTCGTTCCCCTTATTGTTGGACGAAGCGGCAGATGCCGCGATTGTTGCGGTCGTGTTGTCGTCAGCCCCGTGGCTCACGAATCCAAAACCTTTCAAAGTACCGATCCGCGTGATGTACAACGGACCCTCGAACTGCTGACCGTTGACGGTCGCGGTTTTCCCTTTTGCAAGCTGTTCAACCTTTTTTGGGTTGACCTCCAATGACGATTGCCACTTGTATCCAGCTCGAGCTGAATTCACGACCTCATCGCGTGCTGCGGTGGCCGCTGTGGCCTTTCCGTTTGCGACCAGTGATCGGCCGTCATTCACGACGTCGAAGTTGCCCACGCGTTTTGTCTGGTCGTGGTCAAGATTGGCCACAAGAACGTTGGATACTTCGAGGCCAGCGAGATCCACGACAACAGGCAATTCCCAACCCGCGACATTCAATGCACCGCCGGTGTAAAACGTCGACGTGAACGATGCTGGCTGGCTGTTTTCGCCTTCTGCTGCCTCAATCGTGACAGGGGCCGACATGCCAATGATTGTGTGTTTCTTACCGGCCATTTGCTGGCGTCTCCTGTTGTGGCGTCGTGGTCGTTACGGCTGGCGGTGAGTTATTGATGCCGAGCATCGTTGCGACATACGGAATGACGTGCTGCGGAAGATTCAGCAGCATGTTGACTTGCCGTTGCTGCTCAACTGTGATGCCGTTTGACGTGGCCTGCTTGGTCAATTCGTCTTCAGCGTCGAGCCCGGCAAGCGTCATTTCGGATGCAATGTTTGACGTGCCGTTCTTCAACCGCTTATCAGCCGCGTTTGCTTCAGCTTCGATGTCGGCAACTTGATGTTTCGGCCAATCCCATGTGTGTGCTTTTGCACCGGCCGTGATCGCGTCCGGATTCCCACCAAGCCATCCGTAGGCCATCACAGCGACGTCGAACCAGACAGCGAAAACTTTGTCCAAAACGCAGTCTTCGCAGTCGGCGCGATCAACATCAAGTTGGCCGTAATACGTTTGGTGGTCGAGTCGACCAGACGCGTAGTTGTACGACGACGAATCACACGCCGCCTTGTTGTACGGCATCGACTTCGGGCGGGCTTGTTCATTGATGAGCGACTTTGAAAACTCAGCGTGCCCCGCTGTCGGCTGCTCTGCTTTTGGCTGGAATGCTCCATACCCTGCAGGCAATGCCGTCATCATCCGTTTTTGAATATCGAGCGTGGAAAGCGGAGAAACGCTGTCCATTTCGTCAGGCTCGAACGTCGTCTGGATGAACAGGCTGAAGTCCGCGATGTTTTCAGCAGCCGCCACCGTCGCTTCTCGCCACCGCCGTGACGCAGCCCCAAGATTCAACGTCGATGAACATTCTGGGATCCCGCGATGTTGCCCAGGGCGTCGAAGTTTGTACCAGTGAGTCACGAATTTTGCGTCAATTGACTCAGGAACCTGCATCACGTTCAGATAGCCGTGATTGCTTCCCGGGTGATACTGCAGAAAGTCGTATGATGTCTCGTTGCCGAACTCATCAAACGTGACGCCGTCAATTTTGCCCGGTTTTCCGTATGGCATGAATGGAGTTTGGCACTGCTCGGTTTCGTGCAAAACCCAATCGAGCTTTACGGGGTGATCGATGCGATTATTTCGACGAAGAACGCCCATTCCTTCGCCGTCCTGATGCTTCGCATGTGCAGAGCACCATAGTTTTCTGCGGAATTGGATTTGCTTCGTCCACTCGAACCATGCCATTTCAACCATGCGGTTGAAGCCTTCCGAGCCGGTCTGCATTCGCAGCGTCGGCCCGCGGCCGATCAGGTCTGTGGCGTAAGTGGTCGCAATGCCGTCTGAGTAGCCATTGTTCGCGATGTCATATCGAGAACGCTTTACGAGCGTCTGACGAACCGCAAAAGAGTTGGCCGAATCGGCATCGAGTTGATCGGACGCGGCCCAGTAATTCTTGAACTCATCGGAGGAACCAGCCGCGTCGTATGTCGCCCGCAGTTTTCGCTCATTGATTCGCTCAACGAATTGTTCGGCAAGTTCGCGACGCGCACGACCTCTCGGCCTGGCGTATGGCTTGCCAAAAGCATCAAGGATGTGCGGGGCGGTTTTGACCATGCTGGCACATTAGCGGCACGGCATGGCGTTGTGGTTATATTAGGACGGCTACTAGTCCGCCATCGGACTGTCCATCTCCAATTCGTCACTTACAAACTCATCTGAACTAATTTCAACGGGCCTTACAATTCTTTCTTCCGCCTGCGATGTCATGTAACTCCTGTCGCAATGCGCACATTTTCTGTACCTGAATACCGATGAACCAGCACGCCTGACTTTCCCGGCTTTGAAATCCGAGCAGCCACAATTTGGACATATCAGACGCCCATTTACTCGAGGTGTCGCTTGTGCCGCCATTTCCGCTAGAGTCATGCGTTTCCTTTCTTTCATCTCGCCGCCGCCATTTCTGCGAGCGTCATCGTCTGTTTCGCTTCCTGAACTCGCTGTTTCTGACGAGCGACTCATACTGCAACCAGCGACATATACGCCGCATCAAGCCAGTGGTTTTTGTGGTACTGCGTGACCCACTTTAGAACCTGTCCCTTGCCCTTTTCGTAGACGGATTCCTGCTTTTCCGCCGTCAAATGCTTTGCCAGTTCGCGGCGTGTACCGGGCTTCGACTGCTTTGGCAACAACAACGCGTGCGGATGGTCGATGTCAACGCTGAGTGCCCTGTGAAGCCTGAGCTTCCATGCGTCTGCGTTATTGTGGGTGACGTTGAACCGTCGAACCTTGCCGCCAAAGATTCGTTCTGTGGCGACAAAGTACCATTCATCTCCCAGCTTCGTGACAGTGCTTCCGCGTTTCTTTGGTGCGTTGTAGGTGGCTTTGTGCTTCTTGTAGCCAAATCCCATCGCAGGCATCCAATTGGTCGCCCCAAGGATCGATTCGTAAAGCAAATCAGTGTTCCAGTGGCAGTCAAGCAGAGCCAGTTGAACCTGTTCGCGGTCGTCTTTCTGCCTGCCTTCAACTTCGTATCCGTAGTCAAACCGGTCCCGGAGTTCCTTGACCGCCTGGAGGATCGCAACGCGTTCCGGAATCGTTTGGTCGATCTTCGTGTACCCAAAATCAATGCAAATCGTATGGCCTGACGCCCGCTCGGCAACGACAAACCAGTCAAGCTGTTCTTTTCTGGCATCACACCCGGCAAGGATCCGCACTGTGTCCGACGGTGCAATCATCCGTGGCAATGAGTGTTGCCGCATCTCCACAGCTTCAACGCTCAGCGGCTCCACATCAACCGTGCGCGGCGCTGGAGGCCACGCCCACGTCCACTGGAGCAGCTCACGGCCCGCCAGATCTTCGTCGATCGCTCGTTTTGCCTTCCATTCGTCTACGCCGATCATCGCGACGTCTGCAAATGCGTTTGTT